AGAGTTGATCCTGCGCATCCAGATTACCTTTCACGAAGCGCGCGAAAATCGCCACGCTCAGTCCGATTCCCAGCGCACCGAGCGCGCGCTTCGCCATGTTCACCGACCGCTCGACGCCGGTCATGGCGTTGCCCACCATGGACTTCGTCTTCCCCATATCCGACTGGAGACGCGCCATGGAGGCCATCATTTGGATTTCCAAAACTCCGGCTACAGCCATGTCATCCTCTCAGAATCTTGCGGATATGCTTCGCAATGCGCGCCCGGTCGGCCTCGCGTTCCCACGGCGGCGGCGCATCATGGGCCTCGGCTCGGAATGACTCCGATAGGTACTCTGCCGAAAGCCGCCGCAGGAGCCTTAACTGCCACGGCGGCAAGGACACACCGCTGCCCTCCTGCCATGCTTGTAGCTCGCCCCAGGACAGCGCCGCGGCGCCGTTGGACCCGCCTGACACCGGCCCAGCGTCCAGCAGGTACTCGATCAGAAAGTGCGACTCCGGGTCGATGTCTGGGAGATCAGGCTCCTCGCCGGCATCTACCCTCATCTGCCACCGGGAAATCCGCGCTGGCAGCTTCTTCGGCGGGTCCTTCAGGTTACTCGGCGGCGGCTGCGGAATCGCGTGCCACCACGCCAATGCCCGCACATACGGGCTCAGGGCTTCGGCGAGCCCTTGCTGAAATTCCCCCACTCACCGATGTGCTTGGCCACCTGCTCGGCGATGAAGCCGATGGTGGTGTCGGCATACACGGCCTTGTGCAGCGCCTCACCCTTCAGGCCGTCGCATTCGATGTTGGCCGAGAAGTCCTTCGTGCAGCCAGCAAGGAACTCGGCCTGCTCGCGCGCCTTGTCCTCGGCGCTCTGGTCCATCCTGCCCTTCTTCTTGAGCTTGTCGATCATCCGATTCGACTGCGCCGCCTGCGCCCGGGCGTAGGCTTTGGAGCCCGGCCCGTACACCGTGACGGTCATCGGCTTGCCGTCTTCGCCCTTCATGGGCGCTTCGTTGGAATCGACCAACGCAATAACACTCGTTTCTTCCACCGCGAACGTGCGGATGTCCACGCGAACCTCCTGTGGTTGTGATACTGCTTTTAGGCCGCGACGGTCGACACGATCCCCACGCCAGTGCTGGTCGTGGTGAGCTCCAGCGTCATGCTCGCCGAGCGGATCGAGTCCACGCTGGTCGCGGCCTTCTTGAAGGACATGACCTTGGCCTGGAAGTAGTCCACGTCCCCGCCCTGATACACCACGCGGAAACTGTAGTCGTTGTCCGAGGCGAGAGCCGCAAGCGCGATAACCTGGCCGGCGTCATCGTTGTCGAGGCCAAGCTGCAACGTCTTCGAGCCCTCGTTGAACGAGCCCTTGAACTTCTGCACGCCGCGGGAAGCAATGGGCATGTGCGTGACCAGGGCGTACTCGCGCCCGTGCTCGCCGCCGTCGGTGATCTCGCCGATCGCCGTCCAGTCCATGCCGGTGTCTTCGTACCCGGCTTGGTCGAACGTCACCGGCTGCTCTGCCGCGATGCTGATTACGGTCCCTGCTACGCTTTCAACTTCCGAGGTCATGATGGTCTCCTTTCAGGTTACGAAGATTTCCACTTCACCATGAAGTCACGTGACCCCGAATAAAGGGCCGCAGCGACATCAGCCAAGTCCGGGCCCTCGATGTCAGGAATTATCGAGTCCAAAGTGACACCGTTCACCGTGCCGCTCTGGTTCGGGCAGGCCGCGAGCACCAGCGCGAGGATCTCCCGAACGTGCGGGTAGCCTTCCCCGGCGGGCTCGCCCTCGGGTGCCTTCACCAACACCGTGACCTGCACGCGGTCGGTGTGCATCCTGTTCGGCTCGGTCATGGCTAGGGTGAGCCGCGGCACGCTCGATACTTGCGTCACCTGTATCGCCGGCATCACGGTCTTCAGCGGCAACTCGCCCGCCATGATCCGCGTAGCCGGCACCGCCGCGATGAGGTTGGCGTTCGTCGCCAGCTTGCTGCGGATGACCGCTACCCCTGACAAGGCGGCTCCTTAATCTCGATGCCGCAGCCGATGACGCGCGCCGCCAACTTTAGAAGGCGCGTACCAAGCCAGAATCGAAACTTGAACCATCGGATGCCAGTGATTCGAATCTCTACCTCGATAGTCTGGCCGGCCATGATGTCTCCGATGCTGATTGATTTCGCCTTCATTCGTCACCGTCCAGCTTGATGTGCGACGTGTCGATCCCGTGCTTCGTTGCGAGCCGTTGCTTGATGTAGTTGCCGGTCGCCATGACCGCCGCCTGCGCCATCGCGTCCAATGCTGGCCGCATGAACGGCTTCGCACGCGCGCCAGGATGCTCAACCGATTGCACAAGCCGTCCGCCATGCAGTCGGAGCGCGCTGCCTGGCGCGGCGGTGATCGTATGTGCAGCAGTCCCGAACTCGACCAGATGGGCGATCGACCCGTGCTCTCCCTTGGCCTTCAAGTTCGATTGCACCGTGCCGCGGCGCGACTTCGTGCCTATCTTCAGGCCGGCAGCTAGCAGACCGGAAACAGAATGCACGTGCGATTGCGCGACAGGCTGCACTACTTTCATGCCGGCACGTAGCGCCCCACGCATGACGTTCTTCTCCATCTTCGGCGTAAGCTGGTCGAGGAACTTCTGGAGTTCCGCCAACCCCTTGACGTTCGTGAGTGCGGCCATCAGCTTGAGTACTTCTCCAGAACCATTTCGATCATGGACTTCCTCCCGTCGATGTCAGCCGGGCCGCCGACGATCTGGTAGATAACGTCGCTATCCCCGTGCAAGGTCACGCGCATGGACGAGTCGATGTCATCGCGCCAGCGCATGCGCAGCCGCGTCTGGTTGCGCGCCAAGGCTAGCCCCTGCGTCACGGCTTCCGACCGGCTCGGCAGCGCGTCCTGCACCTCGGCCCAGAACCTTTCGGCGACCACTGGCGAGCCGGGCAGCGCGACAAGCGGGACCCACGTCACGACCGGCGTCCCGTAGGTCGCGTCCTGCGTCGTTTCCTTCTTCTCGATCGTGATCTGACGATCCATGCGGCCCGCCCTCATGCACGCTGCTCCTCGCGCTGCTCCTGGTTCCACAGGGCGAGCGCGGCCAGAGAGTTCTCCGCGACCCTGCCCTGGTACTGGCAGCGCAGGCAGATGTAACGCCACTTGCCCGGCTCCACGATCTCGTGATAGCCGGGGCCGCCGCAGCCCTTGCACCGCTCTACGCCGCGATCTTGTCGCATTCCGCTACCCCCGCCAGCACGATCAACTGCTCGGCCGTGCTTTCCTGCAGCACCCTGAGAGAGCCGAAGTAGGACTTGATCCAGCGCAGCCACTCATGGTGCGTGAGGATGGTGACGTGCGCGTTTCTCCCATCCGGCAACTTCGCGCGCGCAAGCTTCGTCGAGATCGTGAACAGCGCCCGGCCGCTCTTCGAGCGCACCTCGGCGAGTACCTGATCGACACCTGCCATCGGGATATGCTCCATGACATCGCAGCACAGCACCAGATCAAAACTGTGGCTTGACAGCCGCCGGAACTGCCGGATGCCTGGGTCATATCGCTCGATGCGACGCCCGCCGTCCAGCCAGAAGTGCGCCACCAGATCGGAACGCCCGCATCCGTAATCGAGGATTGACTTAGGCTGGAGCTTGCGCACCAACTCGGCCACCATATCGAGGTGTAGCTCGGTCGCCGAGTCCCCGTAGTGCCGCGTTTCGTGCATCTCTTTGTAGGCCTCGACGTGATCCTGGTAGTCCGGCAAGTCCCTGCAGAACGCGAAGGCCGCGATGCTTTCCCGGCCTGCGTCCGTCTCGTGCGTTGAACGCTCCAGCACCCGGAATCCGTAGAGCTCCATACACGAAACGAACCCGACATCGCTCCAGTAGTAAAGGTGCTCTCCGGGCTTGTAGTGCTTCGACTCCCTGATCCGCTTCACGTCATGGAACACGGGGAACGCCGCGAGCACGATGCCGCCCTTCTTCACGCGCGAGACACAGGCCCCGGGGTCTTCCATGTGCTCCAGCGAATCCCAGCACGTCACGGCATCGAACTCCTCGACGCGCTCGCCGTAACAGCCTGCCGCCTTCAGGCGCTCAACCGCCTCTGGGATGACATCGAACCCTTGCGTTCTGAACCCGGCCTCGCGCGCACGTCGCACGAACGCGCCGGTGGCGGCGCCGATGTCGAGAACGGACGCACCGGATGCGTGGCGAAGCAGCATCGCAACGCGCCCGTCGTTCAGCGCCTCGGCAATCGGCCCGCGCGCGTAGGCGTCATAGTTCGCCAAGTACGTGGCGTCGTAGACCTTGCGGCCTTTCGTCATGTCGCGCTGGTAGGCGACTCCCCGGTGCTCGCACAGCATCAAGTCACCGTCCGCCACGCAGTCGAACCGGCGGATCAGGCGGTCCATAGAGCGAACTTTTCTTGAGTCGCCACGTTGCCAAGTCGGCCGCAGAGTTTCACCACCGCAGGCTGCGCTGCCCAGTGCTCGTGCATCAGCACACGACCGGCGCGGCGCACGAGCGCGAAGTCTGATTCCGTGTCGCGTGCATGGTCTCCATCCAAGTAGGCGGCATCGAACTGCAGCGCATCAATCACCGCAGCCTTCGCGGCATTGTCTTTTACGACGTGGAATTCGATGTTACCCACACCGAGCAGGGCGACGATCTCGTGCCGCAGCAACGTGTCCATGATGTCCACGGTCACGACGCGCCGGAAGTGACGCGCGAGTACGACTGCCGTCAGCGCGTTCAGCGTCCCGATCTCCATGCACGTATCGCCCTTGAATCCATGCGCGACTATGAAAGCCTCGAAGCCTTCCAGCACCGACGAGCGCCGAAACGCTGCAGGGCCGTACTTCTCAAAGACCTGCATGAGCTGCCGGTCACGCAGCAACGTCCAGAATCGCTCATAAAACTTCTTCTCTTCGTCTAACTCGCTCACGGATACTTCTCGTCGTAAAGTACGGTCGCAAGAAGCCGCTTATGGAACAGTCTCTCAGGCGCATGGTTTTTCGCTCTGGTCTTAGAACGCAATGCGCGCACGGAATAAATGCACGTCACTGGCTTATCTAAAGTTTCAGCCATGGTCGTCAGATAGCAATGCTCACCGCAGAATTCATCAGCAGCATGTGCAAGATCAATCGCATCGGTCACCGCCAGACGCCCCATAAGATCCAACTCGCTCTGGTACTTCACGCCTGGCTGCACAAAATCAGGATGTCCCATCTTCACGCGGAAGCAATCCGAGCGAGAGCGCAGATATGTATCAAGCGCCTCGTCTCGTGGGCAGAGTAGTTCTTGCTCCTCAGTACGCGCGATGCGCTGCGGCTGATAGAGGAGAAGTTTGCGTCCTGCCGCGCTGCGCTTAACGCGGTCCAGCAACGCCTGATTTTTAACCTTCCAGTCGATGCGCAATTCGACAGGTTCAAATATTCCAGCGAACTCGCACATACCGACAAAGCGGTCCGCCCCATCCCGCAATGGACGTGACAGCGCATAGGCAAAGTGCCGCATCTCTTCCACCGTCTCGGCCTGCGAGATGCACTTGATCTCGACACGCAAGCAACGGAACACTTCCGGCCATCTCGTATAGACCGTAATCGACTCGTCGCCTTTCAGGAGATGCAGTACCGCAGCGCGCAACTGCAGCGCGTCACCCAAGCCGTTCGCTGCTCGAATGTGGATCATTGCGGTCGTATGGAGGTCCACATCGCGAAGACGCCAGACACTTCCAGTTTGCCGCCCTGGATCGAATTCACGAACCTATAGACATGATCTGGGTTCGGCGGACCACGGTTGTCGTAGTCGTGGAACAGTACACGGCCGCATCGCTTGACCAGCGCGAAATCGAAACGCACAGCCTGATCGTGGTGCGCGCCGTCCACGAATGCGAAGTCGAAGTCAAGCGCATCCACAATCTTCTTCTTCTCGGCGTCGTCTTTCACCGACACCATCTCCACGTTCTTCACGCCGAGCGACTCCCAGAAGGCATGCCGGTCGATGCTGGGTTCGTCCACGTCGATAATCCCGTGAACCAGATCAATGGTGACTACTCGTTCGCAATACTGCGACATCTCGGCCGCCGTGCAGCCTCGGTAGGTTCCGATCTCCAGGATCGTGCGATAGCCCTTCCCGGCGAGCAGGCGCTCGAAGATCACCATGTCGTCGTGGCGAGTCGCACTCTTCCGAAGATAGCGTTCGCTATACAACTCGATGATGCGATCGCGAATCGCGCTCATGCTGTTACCAGAGCAATCATCTGCTGCAGCTTCTTGTCGAACACGAGAGGATGACGATGCGCGTTCTCCGCCAGCCAGGCGCGCTCCAGGTCCGGGCGGTGCCTGATCGGGTCGTCCGGGTTCTTCGCTCTCCATTTCTCGTCCACGTTGTGCAGGCCAGAGTTGAAGAAGTCGAACCCGGTCAGGTAGACCTCGGCCGGCTCACAGGCGAGCACGTCGAGGATGGCCGCGAAGCCAGTCGTCGGCTGGTGCTTGCCGAGCAGCTCGAATTTGGCGAGGAACCGCGCGTCGTCCGGTACGAACGTCTGGCAGAACCACCACGCGGCGCGCTGCCGGTAGATGTAGCGATAGTCGATGCCTTCGTACTTCCCGCGCTGCTCGTGCCATGCGCTCGACAGCGGCTTCGAGTTCGGCAGCTTGCACATGCAAAGCCGAACGGTGCGCAGTTCGGCGTGCGTCTTCCTGATCGAACTGCCGAAGAACGAATAGAACACGTCCGTTCGCAATCCCGGCGCCTCGCCCACCTTGAAGTTGTTCACTCGAACGACGACATCGTGCGAATCGATGAAATCGAGCTTGTTGTGCAGCACCGAGGGCGCACTGCCAACCACTGCCACGCGCTTACCGCGCAGGTAGTTCTGCACTTCGGCGAAGGTGATGAAGTCAGCCAAGGCGCGCCCTGAATTCCACCGCCGCCCGCTCGATCGCCTCGCGCCCGGCGTCGTCGCGCACGTAGGCAGACGAGGGCTTCGAGAGCAGCTTCGCCGGCGTCATGCAGGCGATGAACGGGTGCGGAGACTTCTCAATCGCATGCGACCACAGCACCAGCACTGGCTTGTTGAACACCTCCCCAAGTGGAATCGCGAACGAGCACTGGCCGATGACCCCAGCGGCGATCTGCACCAGGTCCAGGACATCAGCAACGCTCGTCGCATCCGACAGGTCGAGCTCGCACTCGATCGGGTAGAGCGCCCTGCCCTTGCCGATCCTCACCGTCAGGCAATCCGGCAGGCAGGAGAGCAGGTAATCGAAGACCTTGCGCTCCGGCAGCAGAGACCGCCCGAAGCCGTCGATGCGGTTCATGGGCTCGCGCCCGCCGTTCACCAGCACCACGGGGCGGCCCTTCGCTTCCGCGGTGACGTGCTCCACCAGCACACCCGGCGTGCGGTTCCACGTGAAACAAAAAGCCGTTTGTATTCCAGCACTTCGGCACACGTCCTGCCACTGCGTAGTCCTCGGGTTGTGCTTGCCGTTCGTGTAGTGCGCGATGACGTGCGCGCCGTTC